GAAGCATTTAAGTCTCGCAATGCATGCCCTTAAGCTTACATATGCGAAAAACATTCCTGAATCCATCATGCATTCGCTAGGTGGATTTAGAACGTGGTACGACACGGAGGGAACAACCCGTCGTGTCGACCAAGAAATAAGCTCTCTCTCGAAAGAGAGAAAGCTTTTTCTTTCGACGAAACAGGTACCTTCATGCCTGGCTCTTCGACATGCGGGGTCGCCATCTGTATGGCGAAACCGCAATGACTTGACCGGTTTCGGTTTCGAAATCGAATCTTGTCACGGTGGCGTCTGGTTTAAAGCAGACGTCAAACCGTCTAACAGCTGGGACGATCCCGTCTCGGCTAGTCAGATATCCGCTTTATCGAGCTACATGAGTTCGATAAAGGAGGAATTCGAACACCCGGGGAAAACCCCGAGTGTCGATGACGCATTCGAGGTTGAAAACCCCGTGTACGTCAAGGAGAGAGAGCATCTTTACGAAGACTCTCAATCCGGGGAAGAGTCGGAAGAATCCTACTCTAACCCAGTCAAACAGCGCGAAAAACCTTCGTGCTCAAGACTCATTTATCAGGACCCATTCAAAGTGAATGCGGCCGTGATTTATGCAAAACAACAAGGTCTTGAGGGACCTCGTGTTTATGTCTGGGAAGGCGACAATGTGCGCCTTTCCGACAAAATTCCTGCGAGGCTTATGGGCCCCGCATGGGACGGACGTCATGACGCGGCATTACCGTTTCATGATATCATGAACTATGATGTGAAGAAACATATCATATTTCAGAGAACGCATTGGGGATATCTCCTCAATACCTTCATCTCCGATAAGACATGCCCTGAGCATGCCTTTGCGAAGAACCTCTCAAGAACGATTAAATCGTTCCTGAAAGGAAAGCACAACCCTCGCTGGACAAGTGAGGAAGTTGTTGCACACTACGGATCACGCAATTATCAATTGCGTAATCCGAAGTCACGTGCATCACGACTTTTACAAGTCCTGATGACCGTCGATGGGGTGTTCCAGCAAAGATATCTGGCATTCCCCAATGAGGAATGGAGCTGGTTTAAATTTGACCGCTTCATCCTCGGAACTCTTCACCAATTAATTGGTGATGAGTTTCACGATGACGAGATCCTCACCGAAGAGGACCTCAACATTGAGACTTCTTACGTACTCCTAAAAGGAATACGTGGTCTCTTCAAAGAGGCCGCCAACAAAAGGGCGGTCTCCGAGATGTTGGAGGGGGTACGATTTAACTCGAACCCCTTCTCCCTTCAGTTCCGCGGTCCGTACCGTGAATACTTGAAGATCAGGGACACTCACCAAGAATTAAGGGTGAGAGGACTCCTGAACCAGACGAGGGGGGCAGGAACTCCCCCTTCGCTGGTATTGATCCAGACGAAGAATAAATTCTTCGACACGGTCAAAGAGCCAGCTCCTCCGCTTACACAAACGGAGAGGCAGCTCATCCGGATTGCAACCCGTCTAAGAATTGACGAGTGTCCTCCGGAAGCCTTTACCGGTCTTCAAACGAAGGCAGGTATAAGGATCGCCACATCCTCGTGTTATGAAAAGACACGAGAAGAAGGCGGAACGGCGCAGGCAGTGCATGACATTGTCTACGACGGAACGCTCGGACGCCTCTGTGTAATCAGAGACCTCACGAGCGGCGGTGAGATCGAGAAGAAAAAACTCCTCGACTGCACTGCTGGCGAGTACGTCTTCTGGAGAAGTTTAGAAGAAGTGCTCGCTATGGACCCCGATGAGCTTCGTAAAGCGAAGCTCATCGTCGTCAATGAACCGGGTAAAGCAAGAAGCGTTACCAAGGCTCATGTCGCGTTGAAGATCGTCTTAGACGTCGTCAACTCGATTTGCTCATGGCCCCTCGCAAAGGGGTTTGAGTCAAGTAGTTCCGGCATGGGCAAAGAAGCCCATGCATGGAACTTCTTCAAGTCCTTCTTTAAAGGAAGGCTTGAAGGAATGGCTTTTGACGTCGAAAAAGAGACGCAACAAGTCATAGATCCCGTCACGAAATTCGTGACGAGGACCTACCGCCCCGTATTCGCTCTTTCGACCGACTACGAGACGGCAACCGATTTTATGTCACACGAAGTGGCAGAAATTATCGGTAACGAGTGGATGCTCAAATGTGGCATCCCTCCCGTTCTCCGGGGTATCGTCATTTCGACGTGCTACCGCGAGAGAATCATTGAATTCACCGCAACGGGTGTATTCAAAGACAAAGGATTTCCCGTGGAAGAAAATACGCGGGGAATCCTTCTACGCCGAGGGGTCCTCATGGGGGACCCTTTGACGAAAGTCGTCCTTCACCTGCTTAATATCATGGTGAGAGACGTCTCGTGGAAGTCAGGCCAAATG